TTTACCTACAACCCACGATGCTAGTCCATCATATGGTGCAAACGATAAACCAAATACGTTGAGTAAGTTCTCAGTGATTGTATCAATCGCATCAAATATAAACTTACCAATGTCACCAAATATACCAAAGAAGGCGTCAAACTTTTCTTTTAGTGTAGTGTCGCCACTGAATATAATTTTAAACTTATCTACGATGCTTGTAATAGTGTCAATAAGACTACTGAATACATCTATAATTGTTTGAAGTGATTCTTTAAATACTCTCTTACCAAAATCTAATAATGCAAATACTATCTCTCTAAACTTAGGATTCTCTAATGCTTTGAAGAACGCAAGTAATGGTACAAAGATACCAGCTGCACCTAAGAACACTGCCTTTAATCCACCAAATATATTTTTAAGTGGTTCAAATGCCTTGCCTGCAACGTCACCTATCTTACTACCAATGCCTTTACTGTCATCGGATTCTGCTAATGCATCTTCTCTTTCTGCCTCTGCCTTTGCAGCTCTATTATCTTTGATTGTTTGTACTAGACCTTTCTTCGCAACATCATTTCTAAACTCTGCTAGTTTGTTTGCTTTCTCTGATACACCTAATAAATTGTCAAGTTTGTCTACCATCATAGTAAATGTAGCACTAACAGGTCCAGTCTCATTCTCATATGCGAGTTGCTGTTGTTCTCTTAATGCGTTCATAGTATCAAGCTGTGCTTCTTTTCTAGCTTGATCTTTGGCAGCCAATTGCTCTTGCTCACTCATACCCTCTTTCATAAACTGAGTTGTATAGTATGCTTGACGCTCTGCTTGATTAGCAAGAGCCTCTTTTACAGCCTCAGTATTCATCGCACGATCTCTAGCTTCTTGTATTCTGATCGATTCGTTTTGATCTTTGAAGTCTTTAGCGAACTGCTTGAATTTCTTATTGAGGTTATCAACCCCTATAAGCATATCTCCAGGTAATTTTGTGATATCGATTGCCATTTATTAAAAGTCCATGTCCTTCTTTTTAGATTTCTTGTTTTTGATTGCATCAGCACCAAAGAACGCTGCAACTAAGCCTGCAACAGCAACAAAGTATGTTGGTGCTATGTCAGCGATATTTTTTGATGCATTTTCAGCACCAAATATAGATGTTACAAGAATTAAGAATGGGTACAATAACAATCCTGCTAATGCATACCATGTCATCTTTCTCATAGCATCTCTTTGAGCATCTTGGTCGTCTAATTCTTTTCTTTTAAATTCCAGATACATTTCATGTTCTCTATCTGAAACCACACCATCACCATTTGAATCTGCTGGGTGATAGTCTTTTTTAATTTCTTCAGCCATTTCTTTTTTTGCTCCTTGCTTCTAATCTTTTGTTTTCCTCCTCAACATGTTGGTTGAGAAGTGTTACATATATCTCCCTCTCCCACGGCAACATATTCATAATATCTTCGAGCGCCCATTTGTGAACATGCATCAATGCAAAGTTCAATCTGTAGTAGCTCTCAAAATCAATATGAGAGAGGCATACTAAAAAAAACTCTGGAGGCCTTCAATTACTACAGTACCCTTTTTCTTAGTCTTAGGGTTTGTTACTTTAACCTCATGCTTTAATTTAGGCATAGTCTTAAAGAAGTGTTGTAGTTTTAAGAATTGTTCCTGAGTTAAGTTTTCAATAAAGTCTTTTCTATCTTTATCCGATGTACTTGCTTTATCAAATACTTCATCACCATTATATATTTGTAGAATACACTTACTAATCACATCTAACATCTCATCTGTAGACGGATTCGATAGATTAGCATCCATGAACATATCCATTGTAGGGTATGTCATAACTAATCCTGCATCTTTTGTTAGTTCAATTTTGTTTGTGTGGTCCACATCCACGTGTACATTGACTTTCGATAAGTCAACTTCTACTGGCACCATAGTCTCGTTGTCATCTGGTGCTCTTACTTTTAGTTTGACAGTTTCACCTACTGACTTAGAACGTATATTTAAGAAGATATACTCTAAATCAAAACTTGGTAATTCATCTACATTTACCTTACCAAAGGTACAATTGTCAATAATAGTTTTGATCGCTTCGATCTGATCTTTTGTTTTTCCACTTTCTTGTGCTTGAAGTAATACCTTTTCTTCTTTCACAAGAAACGGTCTGTATTTTATAATCTCATCTGTCGATGGGACTTCCAATTCAAACGTTTGTTGGTTAATGTTGGGTAAAGCCATAATTATTCATCCTTATTTTAAAACGTAAATGGTGGGAATACTTTGCCACCAAATACTTTACCAATTGGTATAGAACGTTTAAGGTGATTAAACGCATCTCTACCTGCTCTTTTAAGTTCAGGTGGTAGTTTTTGAAAGAACGCAGGACCTTGAAATCCTGGTTTGACTTCGCCAGATGAAAGACCACCTACTTTACCTGTGCTGTCAATATCTAAGTTAAAGTTCAACCAATATCTATACGTGAAAGTTACGTTGATTTTAACATAGTCGTTCTTTGTACCATAGTTATAATCTACTGTACCAATCGCTGTTGGATAACACTCAAACATTCTTACACCATATGTTGCACTGTCTCTATCGTTTAGTGTATCGAAAGAACCTAGTTGAAATATATCAACTGGTGCAACAAAATCATCATAGTAACCAGTGTTATTAGTCACTGGATCAATGACTAGATTTTGCCATGTCTCAAAGAATTGTCTTAGTCTTAAAAACTTATCACCAATAAATGTCATGTTGACATCAGCATATTGTGCTATTGATGGGAAGTTATATGTTGGACCATAGTGTCTGTATGGATTTGTATTGATTGTTCTATCTGGTAGTGTCACAGCTTCACACATAAGACCAATCTCTCTACCGATCTCCATGTGTTGTTGTGCCATTGCATCAGCTAGACCTTGTTTTCTAGCAAGCTCTGGATTACTACCTGTTTTCTGTTCACCAAATACGTCAAGCATATTAGTACCACCTCGTGGCATGCCAATACGTACTAGGAATCTACTTTGTCTAGCAACACCCTCACCTTTGGATATTGCTGATCTAAATCTGTTAATTGTTGTTTCTGGATTAGCACGTGACTTAATCCTTGGATCACCAGGTATATTATCATACTCTTTACCTCTTGGTAACCCTATACGAAAATCATAACCACCTATCTTTTTGCCTGCTCTAAATATTGCCATTATATCATTCTCCTACTATCTGAATGAACCTTAGCCATAGATGCTTTCTGGAACTGTTGCACTGGTAATAAACATGCAGGTAAAAAGTCTTCTTCTTCTATACGTAAGAAACCAGATCGTACATGGTTTGTAAGGTAGTGTTTAATCGTTGGTTTAATCAAATTAATTCTCTTTAAACTATTATAGTCAGCTGCTGATAAGTTCTTATTGTCAAGTGCCTCTAGTAATCTAACTCTCAATGCAATCGGTAGATAGTGAAAGTTGATTCCTAAGAATCCACCTGGTGCTGAACCTATTGGCAACACTAATGGGAACCTGTCATAATACGGCAGAAAGTTTTTCAACTTAGGGTCATAAAAGAAGAAGTTTAATTTACCTACACTAGGTTGTCTTCTTAGTGGACCTTGATTGATCAGTCTACGTGATGATACTTTCGCACCAAGTTCTTTGATCTTGTTACGATACCATGTGACTGACTTTTGTTTGTCACCTGCTGCTTTTCTTATATCATCGAGGATTTTACCCATACTACTATTTATATGAGCCTAAGACATCTTCAGTAAGTATTGTAAATTCCATGCCACGTTTACCAGACCACTGTTTTGCGGCCTCCCACTTTGCAGTATTTTTAAGATATTCTCTCACTTCATTTTGCCACTTCATAGTCTTACGTTTGGGTTTTTTAGTTGGCGCAACCGTATATTTTTTTGGTTTGACTTCCACAATGAGTTTACGCAGTTTACCTTCTTTGTCTTTGTACTTGATGTAAAAGTCAGGAAAATAACGATGTATCTTACTATCTAACGGCGACTTGTATGGTATGATCAACTCCTCACTACCCCATTCTAAAATGGCAGGATTCGTGTCACAATACACCATAAACCTACGTTCCCACAAACTTCTATAAATAACATTCGCCGGATTGCCCTTGTACTTGTTTTTATTCTTAGGTCGGTACCTACCCTTATATGATTTGCGATAGCTCATATAAATACTTATATGTCATTAATATCTGGTTTAATAAACAAACTCGCATCTAATATTATGGGTAGTGGTAATGTTGGTAAAGCCAACAACGCTGCACTCGGTGCTAAGTTGCGTCAACGATCAAACTTCCAAATTGATACCTCTCAGTTTGCACATACAAACGTAAACAAGTTTTCATTTGGTAGTTTAGTATATCCTGAAACACTAGAAACAGATCCAGGACTAGGACACTATATGCTGTTCTATATCTATCGTACAAAGAACTCTAAGTACAATCCTGCAGGCACAGAGGTTAGACAAAGCAAAACTACTAAACCAGGAACAAGTGGCAGTTACACAGCAGCCACAGGTGGTGTTGTTGGTATTGAATCAAGCACAAGAAATGATTTTCAAGCAAACACTGTAACAAGAGAGAAAAGAGATAGCATAAGATCGAAGTTAGGCTTCGTAAAAACATCCGATGCTATTGCTTTGTACATGCCACCTAATTTAGAATTTAGTTACAAGGCAGACTACAGAGCATCTGAAACTGGTGCAGCTGGACAGTTTGCGAAACAGTTTGTAGAGGGCAGTGTAAAAGATACGCTAACAAATCTTGGTGAAGGTGGTGGTGTCAAGTTCTTAACAGAGCAGATAAAAGAGAAACTATTAAAAGATGTACCAGCACAGATTGGTGAGTTTCTTGGTGGTGGTGATATTACTGGTGTAGTAAGACTACGATCACAGAAAGCAGTTAACCCACACTTAGAAGCGATCTTTGAAAAGATCAACATGAGAGAATTTAATTACACGTTTAGATTTACGCCAAAGAATGAACGTGAAGTGGATACAGTAGACAAGATTATCAAGTTGTTTAAATTTCACATGATGCCAGAGAAACCAATTGACGCAGCTATTGGTAGATATCTGACTATGCCATCAGAGTTTGAGATCCACTATATGTACAAGGGCGTAGAGAATACCTATTTACCATTCGTATCTAATTCTGTATTGACAGGTGTTGATGTAGCATATGGTCCAGGTGGACAGTATCAAACATTCAAACCAAAAGCAACACCAGATGGTGACGCACCACCTCCTACAGAAATAGAAATGAAGTTGTCATTCATGGAAACAGAAGCATTGACAAAAGAAAAGATAATGGAAGGATACTAAGATGTATTTTAGAGAGTTTCCACTATACCAATATGACTTCGAAGGCAAGGGACAATCAGTCAAACTTGTTACTGATATATTACGTAGAGTTGCAGTAAAATCAAAAGTCAAAGCAAATACGCTACTATTCGACAAGTATGATGTCAAAGATGGTGAGACACCAGAGATAGTCGCAGACTTATACTATGGCAACTCAGAATATCATTGGGTTGTAGTATTACTTAATGATATCACAAGCTGGTATGACTGGCCACTAGACGCAGTACAATACAGCAATTATCTTATGGACAAATATGGTGACAACGTAGATGGCACACACCACTATGAAGTAGCGCAGTCATCTGGTGACACAGCAATTAAGTTAGAAGTATCAAGTGACACAGCAGGTGCATCTGTAGTAACAAATAGAGAATACGAAGACAGACTACAAGATGAGAAAAGACAGATTAGATTAATTGATAAAACATATCTAAGATTGTTTGTAGAAGAATTTAAAAAACTTATAAAGAGATAACATGAGCGTTACGATTGATCCAGAGATACTGGAAAAAGCAGGTGACTTTAACCTAGACGAGATTTCAGTAAAAACAATTACAAATGACAAGGTAGATTTCAAGGCTGCGTTTATAGAACTCAATATCTTTGAATCTATATACTCTAACGCAGTCAATGGTAACATAGTAATCAGAGACAGTGGTAACTTTATAAATCAGTATGCTATATCAGGACAAGAAACAATTGCTTTCAACGTACATACGCCAGGTGCAGAGGGCGATGACCAAATCGACTTCAAAAAGTTTCCCGCACGTGTATACAAAGTTTCTGACAAAGTACCAACAAAAGAACGAGAACAAGTTTATACGCTACACTTTACATCGACAGAGGCAGTCAAAAACCTAAGAACACGATTTAGTAAAGCATTGACTGGTACAACTGGTGAGATGGCACAGACTATACTCACAGATAAGAACTACATTGGCACAGATAAGAAAGTGTTTGTAGAAGATACGCAGAATATTCACAAGATAGTATTTCCATACACAAGACCATTTGGTGCAGTGTCTATGTTGGCACGTAGATCAGAGAGCTCTACGTATAATACACCAGGATTTCTATTCTTTGAAACACACAGAGGATACAACTTTCGTAGTTACGAGAGTTTAACACACATAGACAAAGACCCTATACCAGAACAGTTTCTATTCTCTGATATGCCATACGCTAGAGACCCAAATAATCCAGCGATGAGAGATATTGTATTTGACATGTCTACAATCAAAGAGTTTCGTATTATGAAGACAACTGATTTACTTGCAGATACAGCGTCTGGTATGTTGAACTCTACGCTGTACACACATGACATACACAGTAAATCATTTACAAAGACAGAATTTAAATACCTAGATAATTTTTACAATCGTTTACATATTGATCAGAATGTATTTCAGACTGATTACAATACGTCATTTAGTCCACTGTATAGTGAAACACCAGAGACACAAGATGGTAAGTTAACATCTGATTTTACGTCAAGTAAAATTATGGTTACACCACGTGCGACTAAACTACACAGTGAATCGAAAGATGATCCGAGAGACTATGATAATCGTACAAATATATGGTTACAGAATAGTCTTTCAAATAAATTATCTACAAACGCAATACAAATGGAAATGACAGTACATGGCAATACATATCTTGCTGCTGGTGATGTCATTCGTGTAAACATACAATCAAACGAATCAGTTGACGCAAACGATGAGCGTATCTACGATGAGTATTTTTCTGGTCGTTGGTTAATTACACATTGTAGACACGTTATTAACCCACGAGAGCATGAGACAGTAATACAATGCGTCAAAGACACATACTTTAACGCATTACCAGTGGGAGAACCAATTGACACACCGCAATAGATATCGTTGGATACAGAAAGAACATCCGTGTATGTTGTGTGTGAAGTTTTACAAGTTGATTGAGTGTATAAGTAGTATATTAAGAGGTAAAAAATGAGTTGGACTACATTACTATTTGTTTTAGTTATCGCTGGACTATTAGTCTACGCAGAATGGCTGAAGCATAAGATGAAAGGCAAATA